CTTATAACATTATTATCAACGTTAAGTTTATTGCAAGGTTGTGCCACAGTTATACCTGTCCATGTGCCACAGCCTTTAGATGTTCCAGTTGAATTTATGCAACCAGCTGAGGAGCAGTCTTTACTAACTGACGGTTCATTACGTGATATTGCAAAAGTGATGATGGAGAATAATATTAAGTATAAAAAACTTAGTATAACATTGCATCATTTACAACAAATAATAATAAAAACTAATCAAAATATGGAGGGTAAATAATGAATGAAGAACTAAAAGACGAGGTTGTATGTTTACAATGCAATCAAGTAATTAAAGGTAAGTTGAATGGGACTCCAGTTTATAGTTACAAAGAATTAAATATACCGATTCAATGCAATCATTGTAAAACTGAATTTACTGCAATTGTAGAAACAAATATAAGATTAGAGAGGAAATAATGAAAAATACTGTTACAGAAAATTGGATGGATAAAGCCGAATTTTTAAAATATGCAAATATTACTATTAGCAAGTTTTATAAATTAGTACATATTAACGAATGGCTTAAAAAAGGAATTATTAGAAAAACTGGTAACGAAATTACAGCAGTTTGCTTAGAAAATTATAATAAATGGTTAGAAGAAAGGAAATAAAATGAAATTTATAAATAGGGGTATTGTTTAATGTTAATTATATTACCAATCCCCAGTTCAGAAATGGGAGCTAATAAGTCCAAAGGTAAACACTGGAGCAGTGGAATTAAATTACGCAAAAAAGCAAGAGAAGACGGTTATTTTTTAGCACTTGAAGCATCAAAAAATAACCAATTAATTTTTACCAAAAAAGACAATTTAAAATTATCAATAAATGTTTATTTTATAAATAATAAACATCTTGATGATGATAATTTATTGTTGGCTCTTAAAAATTATCAAGATGGTATATTTGATTTTCTTAAACTTCAAGATAAAAAAGTCAACGATAACCAAATTACATTAAGAATAGTAGACACTTCTTTTAGAGACAAAGAAAACCCTAGAGTTGAATGGGAATTAACAGTGCGTAAATAAAATAACTTTTAAAAAGGATTAATTTATGAAAAAATTATTATTATCTACATTAATTGGAACTGCAACTTTATGCCACGCGTTTGGAATTGAGACAAGCGTTGGGGTTACTGGGCTTGGCATTGGAATTACTTTGCCGATTCAGCAATCAGATTTTAGTATTAAACTTAACGCTAATACATTTCAATTTAATAATTTTGATATTGATGCTAATATTCAATCGTATGGGGTATTGTTAGGATACAATCTATGGAAAGGGTTGTCGGTAAATGGAGGAGTGTACTATTTAAGCGGGTTTGCAAATGATAATGAAAAATTTAATATATCAGAACAAAATGCAAATGGTTCGGTTGTAGAAAATTATCAAGTTGACGGATTTTCTCCGTATTTAGGTGTTAATTATAAAGCTGATATTTACAAAGGCTGGTATATTAATACAGACGTAGGTGTTATGCAAGTTAATTATAAAACAGATGAAAAAATTATTGCACAAATAAATAGAGAAAATTATAATTATAATCAACAAAATAATAATTCAATGTTAATGCCGATTTTTAAAGTAAGCATTGGTTTTGACTTCTAACATTTATCAAGCACAATTTTAACAATTAACACTTTTATGTTGTTGAATCAATAATACCAATAGTATAATAGTGTTAATATTTTATAGGAATTAACAAATGAAGATTGAAATACCATTCATAACTCAAGACGGTTTTAATTTTTTATGCGCAAAAGAGGGTTTTAGGTCAGCACCATACCTTGATAGTGTGGGGGTTCCAACAATTGGGATAGGGACAACATGCTTACCAAACGGAAATAAAGTAACAATGAATACCCCTTGCATAACTAAATTAGAAGCTATTCAGTATGCAAATAATTATTTAAAACATTTACAAAAATGGATGCAAAATAATTTAAAATGGCAACCAAACTCTAATCAACTTATAGCGTTATATTCATTTTTATATAATACTGGTGTAGGCAGTAGATTTGATAAGTATGTAAATACTAAAAAAGCTATTATTAGTGGTGATATTTCAAACATTATAATTGGCATGAAATCAATTAGAAATAAAGGGTTGTTAGATTCTCGCAGAAAAGCAGAGTGTGAAATGTTTAATAAAATGGTTTAAATTTGATTAAATATAACTATGTCGTTGATAACACGATATGGTCGTGCTTAGTTGGGATAAACCATGCAACTAAGCACTTGGTAGTCTACGTGACGGGCATTATTATAGCATAGTTAATAATATTAATCAGATTATTTTTTTATCCATCTGGAGAATTTTACTAATATTTTAGTTATTAGCGGAGATAAACTAACAGCCAATCCACTAACAAAAACTTCATTATGAATTAAATTGGTTACTAGTTCTTTCATTGCGTCTAGCAGTAACCAATTAATAAACTCATAAATGGGTTTATTAAATACAGCAACTGCAATAAACCCAATTGCCAAACTAATGTATAAATGAGAATGATTTTTAATATGATTTAACATATTATTCAACAATCCGCACATTAGCGAACGGACAAAGTATTTTATTATCGCTAGTCATGCAACAATAACGCCACATTACAGAGTAATAAGACAATATATAGCAATCTAATAAAAAATAAGCAAAATTAATTAATGTAAAATCATGAATAAATAATTTAGTCATTTCTTCTAAACAATATAAATTAGCTAAAAATAATCCCATGGTAGCTAAAATAAAATACGTGGGTTTTTTAGTTGGCAAAAACGCATAAGCAAAGCCCAAATATACTAGCGAACATAAAGCTATACTTGTGCCAATCGGATTTTTCATCCAATCTATGCTAGATTCGTTTGACATTGCAAGTAAAATCCCTCTTAACCCCACGTACCAAAACAATAAAGCTAATGTGCTAATTTTTAAATATTTATACATTTTGGTTATCCTTTAAATTAATAGAAAATTGTTTATCTTTATATTTATAAAATATGCTACGAGTTAATAAAATAAATATAGACACTGGTATCGTTATTATACCAGTAAAAAGGGCAATTATGTTAATTGTAGTAAAATGTAATTTATCTAATATATTACTAAAATCCATAGAAACCTCCTAAATCTAAACTGCCGACTAATTAATCGACAGTTAATATTACAAATTACCCACTAAACACAAAGAAGTTAAGAAATACAGTAGGCTGCATATTATTATGTGCAGTACCTGACCCTGTTAATTCAGTGGTTTTTACAAGAACATTTCTTACATCTCCATCTGTATTAAGTAAAACTCTATCGGATGTACTACCTGAACCTATGCCACTGCCTGAATCTCCAATAATATTATGGTTATGCGATGGAAGATTTGCAGTTGTTAATGTTTGGGTTTCTGTACCAACTGAAGCCCCTAGGGTTCTTGCTGTTAATCCAGTTCCAGAACCTGTGATACCAATAGCTCTCCCGTTAATATTACCTAATGTAAAAGTTGTAGCTCCATCGCCAGCACCAAACAATCCAGTTGCAACTAATGAATTAGTATTTACAAAATTCCAAAGCGTTGCATATGTTGCTCTTGATAAAGTACGCCCATTTGTCCACAATAACCAATTACTGTGGTCAGCTGATTGAAGTCCTGTCTTAGTATCGCCAACTGTAAATGTTTCAGTTATTGCACTGGGGACTGCTAAAGCATTAATTAAAAGACTATACGAATTTATACCAACATTCGGCGTTCCAGCAATAGTTTCCATTCTTAAATCAATAATATCTCCAACAGTAAAAGCACCTGTGTATGTAATAGTTATCTCACCATTATTATTACTTCCCCCATTAAGTTCGGCAGAAGCTAAAATTGCTAATGGTGTTCCTCCAGTTGTTTTTACTAACTGCACCCATATTTCACGATTGGTAAGACCAATTACCGTGGTAGTCACAGTATAAGTAATTGTATATATTCCAGATGTTGGAATTGTTACATCAACAGCAGAATTTGTAAAACCCCCATTTTGCAATGTATTACCATTTAAAATTAAACGTTGTGCAGCTGCAGTAACAGTTAGCCAATTTGCTGTGCCTGTAGTTGTAATGGTTTGTATTGCAGTTCCGTTAGTTGCACCTATGTTATAACTTCTAAAATATGTAGCAGAAGTTCCAGAGCCGTTGGGGATAGCCCATGTCCCATCTGCCTTAAGGAACTTCCCAGCTTCCCCATCACCAGCTCCAGGTGCAGGTGTAAGTCCTTTAGTCCCTCCTGAGCCAGTATCCCCTACAAAGTTATTTAAAACAGCTGTTACTTGCGTTGATGTTAAATCAATTGGAGTTGCTGTATTACCAGTATTATTACCTTTAAGTGTATTTGTTGGCATTGTTGATAAATTAGCATTTGTTACAACATTAGTACCAGTTACACTTGAAGCAATCCCAGTTGTATTTTGGTTTAATGTTGGCACATCGCTTGCTTGAATTGCAGACATTGATATGTTTGTACCATTACCACGTAAATATTGTCCAGTAGTTACTGTACTAGCTAAAGCATTTAATGCTGCTTGACGAGTTTTTGCACCAGTTCCTCCACTTGCAAAAGGTAAAGCGGTAGTTAATGCTATAGCATCAAATTTACCCGTTCTAGTTAACATTGTGCCAGCTATAACACTGCTATCTGAATATGCGCAATTGCTAATACTGTAAACACTTCCCGCATCTACATTAATTAAAGCAGGCGTGGTTGTATTTGTTACTAAAAATGTACTATTTGTCGCAAAAAAGAATGCTTCAGGTGATACACTAATAGCATTAGCCCCTGCTGATGCGCTATATATTGTACTATTATTAATGCCCAAAACTCCGCTTGTTAAAGTAATTGCTTTTGAATTTAAACAATTTAATAAACTAACAATGGCACTTGGGTTATTAATTGTAAGCTGACCCAGTACTGTAGCATTTGTAAATACAACACTTTTAGCTCCTGTAATACTTACGGTGGTTGCAGTTGCTTGTAAATCAACTCCCGAAGTGTACAAATAACCATTTCCTGAAGAAGTTAATGAAGTAGTCACACTTCCGCCAAACATGTATACCGCACCAGCTCCCGTATGGTTTAATATTTCACATGATATATTGTTTAATTGCACATTACTTGCGGTGTGAGCAAAAGTTAAAGTTCCATTAAAATCAACTGCTTGATTAGGGCTTAATGATACGATATTAATATTTTGAGAAGTAATGGTATAGTCACCGCTATACCCCCCTACTTTAGGAGAAATAAAAATAATACCAGCTACATTTCCTAAATTAGTTAATGCTTGTCCCAAAGTTGCTACGCCAGTGCTCGGAGTATATCCATTGTTTGTATCGCTACCAAGCGGTGTAACGTATTGCGTATTAGTATTTACACTTAACGATGTATTTAATTGTGCAATTGTGATATCTTGAGGGTTTGCTGTGCTACCAGTGATGTTTGCTTTAATAGTATTTGTTGGCATTGTGTTTAATTTAGTATTAGTAACCCCGTTATCTGCAACACTAAACACACTTCCTGTTAAAGATAAACCAGCTCCAGCTTGATATAACCCAGAAGGTATAGGAATACTCCAAGTTACTGAAGTTGGCACAACATCACCTGAAGCAGGACTAATGCTAACTAAATAAGTCCAACTATTTGAAAAAGTACCTTTTACAATTTCTGTCCACGCACCGAGCAACTTATTAACCTTTGCACTATCAGGTGCAATAGTCCATTCACCAGAATGCACGTTATAAATTAAATTTTCTGCGGGATTGGTTTGATTTGTTAAAATTACTCTATCGTTATCTACACAAGTATAATCTCCTTGAGTTGGCAATCCTGATAATGTTTGATTAGTATCAAAGTAAAGTGACACGGGAGGTAACCCGTTTGTGCCGTTTGCCACACTAATTATAAGATTATAAGTGCTTAAAGCGTCTGCAATTTCAGTAGGTAACGGATTAGAATAAGGAAGAGAATTATTAATATTAAAACCCGAATCTTTTAATGTTCCTGTGCTAGTTGTAGTAACAATATTATTATTAACAGCAGGTGATAGAGGTTTTAAAGCGTTGTCAATTTGTCCTTGTAATTTGTTTACGCTTGTATTTATAGAATCATTGTCACTTACAATAGCATTTGTTGGTACAACTGTGCCAACTGTAGTTTGGCTTGCATCAACTGCTGGTACTTTAGCTTCACCATCTAGTTGTAATATTTGGTTAGCTGATGTACCTGTGTTTACGTATAAAACTTCGTTACCGTATTTAATTGTTATATTGTCTGGATACTCGCCTAAAAAACTCCAATACTGACCTTCAACCCCACCAACAGTTAAAATATTATATATTCCCGCCGTTTGTATTTGTCCACCTGTTTGAGTAGTTTGGTTTACTGCGGCATAACTACGTAATTCAACAGTAGTAGGGTCTGGCAAATCTGCATATTCGTCATAAGAAGGTATTTTGTCAGCTGATAAATCAACTGTTAAAGCTTTTGTTGTTGGATTAAATGACGATGCGCCATTTTGAGTAACTGTATTATCAGTAGATGTTACTTCAATTGATGTAGCTCCATCCCCACCACCGTTACTATTTAATAAATTAGGATATGGTAATATTTTTGGGTAAGCAGTAGCCATTTTAGTTCCCCCTATCTAATTGTACACTTATGTAGTTACAACCAGTAACTCCAGCTGGGGTTATTTTAATTTGCGATATAACTCCTCCCGTATACACTACATTATCACCAGTTACTAAATTTAATACACCTGCATTATCCTGTATATCAGCCCAAGCTGAATCAGGGTTAGGTCTAACTTGTACAGTTATTGTGCCTGACATTCCACTAATTACTGGTGTAATTGGTACTATTTGACCATTTGATAATGTCTGAATTGCATCATAATAAGTCAAAGTTATTTGTGCTTCAGCAGGGTTATTAATCATGCTAGCAGGATTAAGAGTGCTAATACTAGTAGGGTTAATAAATGCACCCGTTTTATCAATTAAAAAATACATTGCTCTCATTGCTTACTCCTTTAGTTTATATCGTGTTTGGATTTTACCATCATCATCGACATATATTTCTTTTTTATCTTTTAGTGCTTGTAAGTACATGTTGTGCTTGTCTTGTGTAATTTGTAAATATAAAAAAATTCCATCTTTTGATTTTTCAGGTACATTTTTATCTGCTGTTAATAAACCATTAAATATTAAATTTTTAAATATTACATAATAACCTAATCCTGTTTTCAATTTAAATTCCTTTTTATTATATTATAGCACTAGCAGCAAACACGATACTAAAAGAATAATTTATGGCGTCTCCAAGCGTAATGTCTTGATTCCATCTAACAGATACTGTTAAATTATTACCACTAAAACTACAAATATCATTAGTAAAAGCTAAAGTATCACCAACTATACCTCCCGCACCAACAGTACCCTCTGCGCCACCTGTTACTGTAACTATTGATGAAAAATCTATAATAACAGGTGTTATATGAGTACCATTTGATGCCACAGCAGTTTGCCCAGAACAGCTACATATCCATATCATTGCTGTAGGATCATAAACCGCTTGTACTCTTAAAGATGTACCCCCAGAACTTATTTGTCTATATTTTGGCGCCTGAGAAATAGGCGTTAATTCTGACACATAAGCAAATGTATTTGCTGGGTCTAATATTTCTGTTGCTGTACCGTTGTGAAATGGTCTATATCCATATTGATTTACAACAGCTGTATTAATAGTTTCACCATCTGGCTCAGTAACATATAAAACACTGCTTTCAAAACCTGTAACCATTCCTGATAATTTGCCATCATTACTTAAAGTTTTAATATTATTTACAGAATTAGCAATTCTACCACCAATGGTTACATCTCCAGTTGTTGGATTGTTTTGAATGTCTGGGAATGATGCATTATTAACGTCTATCCAATTAATTCCATCATTAATATAACTGGGAGTAGTAACAAAATTAGCAGTATTATTTGCAACTAATGAACGTTGAAATGTGCTATTGCTGGCACACCATAAAATATTATCAAGTGCATACCCATTATTTGCATCAGAAAACGCTTGATTAAATGTAAATTGACCCCCTGAATTTAACCATAACAATAATGAAGTATATAACCTTAATACGCCGTTCATTTCATTTTGTTGAACCTCTGTACCAATTGGCAATGGGGTAGCTTGAGAGTCGGGGAATCCTGTTTCTTGATTCGCAACAAGACTATCCGCCCCAACAGGTGGAGCAACTTGTGTACCTGTATTGCAAAACGGTTTAATAATCGGATTTGGTGCCGTTAATGACATTATTTACCCTTTATAAAAGTATAATATTTTTACGTACACAAGCTGGTACAGCAAGACAGTCCGTATTTTTAAATAAATTAATCTCGTAAGGCTCTAAAGCATAAGGGAAAGTATAAGTTATTTCCATTTGATTAGTAGTAGTAACATACGGTATTCCAACCGAACCTTGGAATGTTGCATATTCTTGGATAATGTTATTTAAATCAGCTAATGAATTATTTGTAGTGTATTTTCTGTATATTAAAAGTAATAACGCTCTATATTGCGTATCATTTAATGAAATTGTAGGCTGATAGCTTTTGTTAAAAAAATTACCATGCCCAAAATTTTGAGGATAACCTTCAGTATCAGTTGGCTTAACTCCATTTGCAAACCCAAATACTTTTGGATATGCTAACCCAGAAAAAATTACCCTTGGTTGGTTTAAAATTATACCCCAATTATCTAATCCTGCCGTTGATGCTGTTTTAATATCCAAATAATCGTTTGTAAAATCTACATCTTTAAACAGCATTGCATTTGCTGTTGCTTGTACAAAATTAACAAACTTAAGTGCTGTATTTTGATATTGTAAATATATAGGGTAATTAAGCATAATTTATTGCCACATCGGTATCTAAAATACTTCCGCCCACACTGTCACTAATTGGCATGGTATAATCTATTAAATTCAATAACGTTCCTACATTAAATGTTAAACTTACGATTGGGATTATACCATTATTCATAAGTAAAAAAGTAAACTCAGTAGAATCAATATACCTGCCAATTCTGTTAAAATCAAAATTAGTATTTATTATATTTGCAATTACTGTAGTTAAATTTGGTGGATAAACCGCACCTAATCTTAACGTAATATTTAACCCCAAAGCTTTTTGTACAGCGATTTGCCACGTTGCTGTAAATGTTCCAGGAGAATTAGGTACTGGTATAGTAAAAGATTTATTCCCACTCATTCCTCCGCCACCACTTAATCGATTAAATATCATTGTAGCAATTTGCAAATCAGAACCCCCGCCATCTAATATAACCATTACAGAATGGGGATTAATTGTTAACCCGTCTTCTACAATTTGCGCATTAGTATTATTAGACGCAACGTAAGAGCTGATCGGATTAAGAGCCGAAGCTCCCGCTACTAATGAAGGAATTGAGCCAGAACTTGCAAACGCTAATTGTGATATTCTAGTATTTCTTAATTGTGCATCAGATTGCTCTGTAGTCCCTACATTGCCAGTTGTGGGATTGTTGACAGTGTCCCAGCCATTTATCGCCGTTATAATTGTAGTTATTGTATTTGCGGTTACTGTTATAATCCCTGCTGTTTGTGCAGTAACCGTTCCTGTAACGCTACCACTTAATCCAATTGTTAAGTTACTATCAACTAAAAATATATCACTGTTAGAATTGGCAACTTGACTTCCAGCAGTTATTGTTACTCCAGTTAATCCAGTAAATATACATGTCGCTGTGGAGTTTATTGCTTTTATTCTTTCAATATCTAAATTAGCACATATTGCATCAAGTTGCAAACCTGCAGCAATATTTGGATCTAATGAGCTAATAGTTTCAGCTTGGTCGCTTTCTCTTTGTGTAATCGCAATTGCAATATTTTGAACTAATTGCCCGTTTGGGCTAGAAGGTTCTAAATTTACATTAATACCATACGCACCAATTAAAATAGCTTGTGCTTCTGCAATTGCTGTTGCAGAGGGTGTTATTTGAAAACCTTGGTTAGATAACAACTTTCACCTCCTGGGAATTTTTACTATCTGTAGTTAAAAATACTAAATTAATTATTACACTGCGTTCTTTATCATTAAAAATATAATCTATGGACACTATACTAGCTACGTATGGTAAAGCTAATACTTCTTGTTCTACATAAGTATTAACAAGCAATCGGTTAAACCTTTCGCCTAGAATATTATACCACGGAACGCCTGTCGTTGTATTAAATTGATATTCACCTAGCCATAATTGTAACGCATTTGATACCGTTTGTGATACAGATTCAACCCCTGTTATTATTGTAATATTACCCGAAGAATCTAAATAAGAATCACCTGTTGCATCTAATGCAAAAGTAGGTTGGCTAATCATTGCGCACCTCCAGAATTACCTGTTACCGTTCCAGCAGAATTACTATAAGTACCTGCGCCATGTTGATGTGTTGCAAAATCAATTCCGCCAATTGTAGCAGTCGCACTTGTTAATGCCCCACTAATAATAACATTGCCATTCAAATTAATTGTTGGTGATTCTATAGTTGTTTGCCCTGTTGCTGTAATATTTGCATTTACAGCATTAGCTATTATATCACCAGTGCACGTTATATTAGCTGTATTGCAACTAGCAGTTAAATTACCAGTTGTATTTATTGTTATTGGCTTATTTTTAGCTTCAATCGTTATACCGTCTTCTAGTATACTTATAAATATTTCTGGGTCATTATTAGACCAGTGGGCTAAAACTATTGCATCAGCTAAATTATGAAATCTTACTAATGCAGGTGTACTTCTTTTGCCAGTTCTTTTTGTTGTATCTATTTGTCGTTGACAAAACCCTATAATTACATTATCGCCAATTTTATAATGTGTTATTAACCCTGCATTACCGCCTCTCATAGCGCCAAACGGAACGTCACGAATTACGGGGGGCATAATTGGATTGTTTTTACTATCAACGCCGTTTATTAAAGATTGCACAGTTAATTGTTTTGTATTGTTATTTACTTCTATTACTTCACCAAGAATTATTGTATTAATATTCTGCAATAATTTTGTTTTATAAAATTCTAATGCATCAGTCAAAGATGCATCATCAGTCAAGTTTCTTGAGGCGTTAAATGTTTGAACCATTATTGAACCTCATCATTAATTAAATTATTATAACTAGTTCTTATATCTGTGTACCAATTTTCGTGTCTATTATTTAAACTACTATTCATGTCATACACATACCATTGTCCTGTTGATTTAGGGATTGGCACAGTAGTTGTTAATTTAATATATTGCCCTAGTTGCAATACAGGGTTATATCTAATTCTAAATTTAACTCCCCAGGCATCAATGGTAGGGTATGAGATCAATCCGCTTGCTGAATTTATATTTAATATTTCATTATTTAATGATTTGCCGTTCGGTGCTATTTTTAAACTGTTATTGTCAATAACACACATTGTATTAGTTTGTTTTGCTAATTGTTGAATTTGTGATATAGAGCTACCTGTTAATATTAAATTGTTTACTTGTCCTGTTACTCCATTATTTATAAATGAATAACCTAAATTAGATGCATATTTTTTAAACACATCTGCTATATTTTCTGAACCACTAGCATTATACGGAGTTACGTTATCAATTGCTTGCTGGTAAGTAGCTTGGCATTCAAAATACATCGGGCGGTTTGGGTCGGCAAATTCAGCCCACGCTTTAATTATATAACCACTAAAACATAAAGAAGGAGTTGATCCTGCGTATTGTGCGTATAATTCTATCTTATTTGCTTCATAAATTAATGGTGCATAACCTAGTGTTGACAATGCTGCTATATCGCTTTTATTCATTCCATAAATAATAATACTAGCTTCTTGTGTAAAGTTATTATTTAATGTTTTATGCACTGTTGCGTTTATAGTTAAATTATTTACTATTTTAACATTATTCCCTTGATTAAATGTGCCAGATTGTAGAATTAATTTACATTGTAACTCTCTAGTAAATAATTGGCTTGGGTTTGTTATATTAGCCATTTATTTCATCTTGTGTATAATATATCAATTGTTGAGTAATTCCAAACAATTTATAATCTGGGTTAATATCAATATTGCCATTAGTATTTAACATTGCAAAATTACCATTAAACACAGATTGTAAATAAGGATAAGGCAATACCCCTGTTAATGTCAATTTTCTACCTAAAATAATTGGGTTATTATTTAAAAATAAATCCATATAAACATAATTATTTGCGCCCTTAGTCCATAAATTAATGGTACAATTTTGTTGATTAACTACAACGTTTAACGATTGGTTAGGTATAGCTTGAGTTGGTATTATTTGTGCCATTATAAACCAATCTTTCCGTTTTTAAATTTAGATAATATACTTTCATCTTTGGTTGGTTGTACTTGTCCAGCATTTGCCTGTGGCGTATCTTGTGGATTAGCAACGTTTTGTTGTTGAGTATATTCAGTATTTGTTAATCTAATTTCTTGAAATGTCATAACTGCGCGTAATTCTAATTGTTCGGGTGTATTATCCCACGTTAAATTAAATAACGAAAAATTCTTATGAATTACCCCATATTGATACCATTGCGAGTCGCGAGTTTGTGAGTTTTCTGCCATAGGTTGCAAAATAATAAACACCAACCTATCAGATTTGTTTAACTCTATTAATTTACTTCTAACTTGTCCTACAGTGATTGTGCTACTTTGCGTGTTATTTATAGATTTTATACCAGTGATATTTACTATTTCTGGTGTATTTTGTTTGCTATCACTGCTAAAACTTCCATTTTCTAATGGCTCAAACGCTATCCCATTTTGATTATTATACGTGTTTTCAATATAGGTGTCAAATTCTATTAATAATTCACCAGTTAATGCATCATATATCATTGGATCACTCCATTATCTGTATTAGTAACCAATGAATTTAGGGCTTTTTGCATATGACCTTTAACATGGTGACTAATATCACTAGCGTTTGTATTATGAGCATGAATGTTTACATCACCCATTGATACAGATTTGCTTTGATAAGTTTTATTTGCATTACTAATTAAAGAGCCAGCGGTTTGATTTTTAAATGAGGGGTTGGCTTTTATTGCACTAGCACTTAATAATGAAGAAAGTGGAGTACTTTTACTTGCGGACAATACTTTTTCACTTCCAGATACCCCCAACATTTCACCCAGATATAATTCAGCACCTGTTGGCTTTCTGCCTAGGAATTTTGTTAATGCATCATTAGTACGTTTTAAATTTAAAATACCAGCTTTTGCATTTACAGTAGGGTCATTTTTATTTAAAAAATCTGCTACTCCACTTTCTTTAGCAGTTGAGTTAGTAAGTTGAAATAATCCACTTGCTGTACTTCCTTTAGCTTTTGCATTTGGATTAAGGTTACTTTCAATATTTGCTATGGTTAACGCTTTTTCTTTATCAAAACCTAACGCATCTGCAATGCCAGATATAGTACCAGCTATAGCACTTTTTGTAGCATCATAAGTTTTAGCTATTCCACTTTTAGCACTGTCAACGCCACCGCTAAATGTGTCTTTTACTTTACCATAAACATTACTTGCTTTGTCTGCGAATCTGTCCATCGCTTTGGTTACATCGTCCCAGTGGGTAATTAATCCAACCAATGCCGTTGAAATTAAAGTAATAGCCAACCCGATTGGTGTCATACTTACCGCTAACATAGCTATTCTAACTGCTTGAAATGCTATTACTAAACCACCTAATACTTTTGCCAGTGTGGTTAATCCCTCTTTGTGTTCAGATATAAACTTACGCATGCCAGCGGTTACATCGGCTATTTTTTGATAATATTCTCCAAACGCTGATGTACCCCCGTGTAACCAAACAATTAAATCTTGTATAACCAATGCTATACCAGCTATAACAGCACCAATACCTAATAAAGGAGCCATAGACACCATTAGACGCAAAAATGCAGGCGCTAGTATAGTTGTTACCACTGTTGCTATTGCGATCAATCCTGATTGGATTAAATAGGGATTATTTTTAAGGAATAGCAAAGATTTTTCTAAATAATGCGTAAATACTTTTAGTACAGGCAAAAGCATAGTTGATATTGTATTAGTAGTAGATTGCCAAACTAATTGCAAATCATACATTGCATTACGAAATTTTAGAGTTGATTCGATATTGCTATCTTTAATGTCTCCTAATTCTTTCATGTGCTGTACTAAGTCCACCGCTTCTTTATTACCACTTGCTAATAGTCTAATAGTTGCAGGGTCTAATCCTAATTGTTCACCTAATTTTAATTGCCATGTTTTAGGTAAATTTTTAAATTTATCACCCAACTCACCTAAAACTTGGACAGCGTTTTTTATATGACCTGTAGAATCTTTTAAATTAATACCTAATCTTGCAAAGGCTAATTGTCCAGGAGCACCAAAGTTAGTTTGTAATTCTCGTATTTTAGAAGATAAATTAGATATTGAAGTATAAAATTGTTCAGCAGTACCGCCATTACGTTTAACTGCTTCCCCCCATGCGTTTAGATTATCTTTGCTGATATTTGTAACATATGATAAATTATCTAATTTAGTTGAAAGTTCCATACTGCTTTCAACTGCATTTTTTAAAAAATCAATAGAAGCAATGGTTGTAAAAGCTTTAACAATACTTTGTGTTAAATTTTGTACAATTCCATTAATTTTATCTGCTGAATTTTTTGCGTTTGCTTCATCAAATAAAATTGATATTAAAAAACTATCTAAATTCAATTAACACCTGCTTCATCTTTTAATCTTTGAATTTCATTATGTGAATATTCATTATAATTATTAATAAGAATATTTTCAAACAAATCCAATGCTTCTTCATAATAATACATATTTCGCAATTCATACAAAGTTGCTAGTTTATGTGTAATGATTGTAGAAAAAATAGGCAATAAGTTTTTATGTCCGATACAGTATGAAGAATCAACATAAAAATATGGTATGTCTATTTTTTCACGAGTTACAAAAAACCTAAATTTATCTTTACTAATTCGGTTAATAATTTAAGAATAGGTTTAAATCCTGATAGTTCATTATTAAGTTCGTCAATAGTAGCTGTAATAATATAACTTTGACCTTTGTCAATTTTAACATTTTTAAGTAATTCTGTCAATAGCCAATCCCTATCATTATCACTTAGCGCCGCGATAGCTCCTTTTATTGCGTCAAGTATTAAAGCAAAAGTATTAACATCTGCTTTAGATTTTACATTTTCAACTTCTTTACCGGTTTGAAATACGTTATGTAATACTTGCTCTACTTGTGCATTATTAGTTAAACTACCTTTTGATACTATACCAATAATTCTAAGAATTAAGTTAAATTGTTCAAAGGGTGCTAATCTAATTGCAATAAAATTTAGCGTTTTTTCATTGTCTTGAATACTGAATTTAAATTCTTTTTGCATATTTTTATACTGCCTTAAATTAATTGAATTATTTCATTAACGATCGCACCTAATCCCGCATAATTAGGTAGTAGCGAAGACCACTTTATAGTGATTGGTTTTTGTTCTTCAGATGCTTCTACACCTTTGGGCGCACTCTCAATACTAAAATCAACATATGTAAATACTTTTGCGGAAGTAGGGAATAAAACAGTTAGCACTCCATTGATTGGCAATCCGCTTAAATATACCGCTTGTTGAATTGTATAAATTTTTAACAATGAGGGTGAATCTGGGAAAAACGAAAAAGAACCCTGAATATGTTTTGCTACCACTGAACGATTAAGGGCTCCATCGTTACCCATTGTTGTTTTTACAATTTCAACATCAGGTATAGCTAATATATTTTCATTAGAGAACCCACCCAGCGTCAATGTTCCAGTAATTGCTGATGTAAATTGAATTACTGCATTTTTACTTGTTGCTAAAAGCGTCATTTTTTAAGCTCCTAAAATTAATAGAACGTTGTTGTGTTAATCGGCACATATTGAATCGCACTGCCTTTAGCATATAGTATAGACCAAACTGAACTTTGTCTTGTTTGTCTCACATCTTGAGTAGCTAATGTATTTAAAATTATATAACCATTGTTAGTCAATTCTTGAACATTTGCACCATACGTTGTTTTAATTTCGGCAGCGGTTATACTATCGTAAGTAAGACCTTTAGCTATAACATTGCTTATAATTGCTGATTCACAAGCTTGTGTTAACCCTGTTCTAATTAATGTTTGCCCGTCTGGGTCGTTAGCTATTTCGCCTAAAGCTAAAAATTCACGCATCAAATTAGTTTGTGATTGTATAGCTATCCAAATTTGACCGACTAAATTATCAATATAAGACCATTTGCCACTTGTGTAGCCGCCATAAAAGAAATTAACAACAGTAGTAGTACCGCTTAATCCAACTGCACCATAATAATTGATTTTTTTAGCATCAAGAATATCTGCTATATTTTTACTAGTAACAGATGGTAACAATCCTGCTTGTGATTTAAACGCTAATGTGATTGCTGAATTAGGCTGAGTTAAGTCAATAGATGCAAATACACCTGCTGAGGCGGCCGCTCTATCAGCTGTATTATATAATACTTCATCAAATATGGAAGTGTTATTTAATTGTGCTTGAGTAATCAAGTACCAAATACTTGTTACATCTGTTGCCGATTGCAAAGCTATCTCATTACTCCAGCAATTAAAATTATAAGCATCACCCGCATCATTTACCCATTGTGCAACTTCTAAATTAATTACATCAGTTAACAAACCGCCCATTGTGTCATTAAAAAACAAAGTAAATTGGTCAGTAAAATTAGCAGATAAATTATTTAAATTAGTTGTTGTGCTTAATGCATCTGAGCCTTGAGATAAAACTGCATTAGTTTCTAATGTAAATTGCAACACAGTAGCTAATCCCGTAACTAAATTTGTAGAAGTAAAATAATTCATTGTAGAGGTGCTACCAGTTGCAGGAATACTAGCTACAAATTTGTTATTTACACCATCATACGTAATAGTAAAATTTTTACCTGTTGCGTCTAATGCTGTATTAGCTGTAATAATAGCTGTTGTTAGCAACGTTGCAACGTTTGATAAACTAGTTGCGCCCGATAAATCAATTGCAGTAGTAGGATAAGTTGTTCCATCTACACTAACAGTTAAGTCACCTGCTGTTATTGCTTGTAAAGCTACTAGCAATGTTGATGTATTTTTATTTATGCCTGAATATAAATAAGGGGCTATCGCGGATATAATCCATTTGCCAAAATAAATATATGGGGGTATTAAATTTACACCAGTTTTAGAAGCAAAATACTTACTTGCAACCGTATATTCAGTTGAAGAATTGCCAAAATATTCGCCTACTTTTGCTAATGTGGTAAATTTTTGTATCGGATCTGTAGTAGGAATTGTAGGGCTTGAAGTTAAAGATATACCAGCAAATACTTTTTTGCCACTTAGTGCATTATTTATATTACTAGTAACTGGGATATAATTACTAACTGGGATTGTTGAAGTCATTATGTGTACTCCTTAAAATTAATTGCCACATCGGCTAACGCTAAACCAGTTGAGGCTATGGTTATTTTTGTATTTGATAATAAACTAAATAAAATTGTATATTTATGCATATAGTTTTGTCGACTATTCACACCTGTAAGGTTCTTGGGATTATGAACTAACCCAATGCCAGCATCGTATTGCATTAAATAATTACTAGCTACTACAGATTTTAAAATAGTATATAACGCATCAACAGCAATAGGTGAGTTTTTGCCATATAAATCCACTTGATATTCAGTGTCATTATATCCGTATAGTACTTTCTCGTGCGTTGTGGGATTATAATATCTATTAGGGCTGTATGCTTGTTTAATTGATAAATTAGTTGCAATCACAAAATCATTATTTATTGGCGGAGTATAATTGTTCTGATAACCTAAAATTATATTGTCAGCATCATAATAATTAAATAAATAATTATTTAACATAGTGATAACTATTTCATTATTAGTCATCGCTAACAAC